AATAAAAGAAGTGCATATTTCAGAAGATATGGATGGGAAACAATATTTTTCCACGATTCAGAATTAAATAATCAGAAATATGTTTTAAAAAATCTAATTAAAAAAGGGGGTGATTAACATTTCAGTTCAAGCTAAAAACGTACTTGTGGGAATCGGAGATTTCAAAATCGACGGAACTTCTGTAGGTTCTACAAGAGGTGGAGTAACGATTACAAAGACTAATGAAGTATTTGAAAAGATAATTGACCAGAATTTAAGTCCAGTTGGATTATCAAAAGTAAGAGAATCTTATACTGTTAAGACTGAAATAGCAGAGGCAACTCTTGCTAATCTTAAAGTTGTTTGGGATGTATCTGATGCAGTTGGTGCAGCAGGCCCAACTCAGACATTGTCTTTAGGGACAACTTCTACGGTGGCTTATAAGACTTTAGAGTTTTATGGGGTATCACCAGAAGGTCTTGATAGGAAGTTCTATTGCTACAAAGCATTTATCTCTGAAGTAGGAGATACTGTATTAGCGAAAGATAATATAGCAGTTCTGCCAGTAACATTTATGTTATTTCCAGATACTGATATGCCTACCGGCAAACAGATTGGATATATTGAAGACGAATTAGAAGAATAGATATAAAAGAAGAATTAATGTCTTGATTCATCTTTTAATTAAAGTATTAATTAAATAAATAAAAGGAGCAAAATGGCTAAAGAAGAACAAGTAATAACAGCAAGTGAATATAGAAAGAAAGTATTTAAAGAATGTGAAATAACTGTTCCATCAGGGGCAAAATTTAAAATTAAAAAACTTTCGCCGATTGATTTTATAAAAAATGGATTAAAAGACGTACCTAATCCTTTTATTGAATTTGTTCAATCAGAAAAAAAAGCAGAAGATTTAAAAAAAGCATCAGCAGATGAAGAAACAAATAAATTTTTAAATGCTTTTATAGAAATAATAATAGAAAAGGGAATTTTACAACCAAAGATTTTAATCAAGTTTGACCCGGAAAAGAAAGATGAATATCTATTCTGGAGTGAAATTAATTTAGAAGACCAAGCATTTTTAATTAATTCCATAGCTGGAACTAGATAATGCAAATAAAAAACCTAAAACCTTTTTTAAAAGGTGATTTACCTATAATAGTTGATGCAATGGGTTGCAGATATCATAAACTCCCGTCGGAGATTCTCGAATTACCATTACAAGAATTTAATTTAAACGTTGCAATTTTTTTGAAAGCAATTGAAGTTGAAAAGAAGGCACAAGAAGAACGAAATAAAAATAATGGAACACCAGTAATTAAAGGGGATAACCTTCCAATGGGAAATTTCAATTTGGGAAGAATTAAAAAAATAATAAAGAAAAAGGTGAAAAAGTAAATGGCTCTTGACAATTTAGGACATCTTTCAGTATTATTAACATTAAATATGGCTGGCTTTGTAGCTGGAATGAGAACTGCACAAGGTCAAGTTACTTCTTTATCAGCAGCAGTACAAGCTAACTCCGCTGTATTTAAAACAGCTGGAAGAAATATGTTAATAGCAGGTGCAGCTATTACCGCAGCTTTAGCATTTTCAGTAAAAGCAGCAATGGATTTTGAAAAGCAAATGGCTTTTGTTAATTCAATGTTAACTACCACAACAGAACACTTCCTTCCATCATTTTCAACTGAACTTAGAGCAATGGCGATTCAATATGGACAAACAACTGAATCATTAACAAAAGGAACTTATGATGTTTTATCAGCTCAGGTAGCTGCAGGCGATGCAATGAACTTTATGACAATTGCAGCTAAAGCAGCTGTTGGAGGTTTTACTTCTGTTGATGTTGCAACTGATGCTTTATTAACAATAATGAAAACCTTTAAGGGAGAAATAAAAAGCATTACGGATGCAGCAGATTGGATGCATTCAGTTGTAGAAAGAGGTAGAATTACATTTGAAGGATTAGCTGGCTCAATAGGAACTACAGCAGCTATGGCAGCACAAGCAGGAATGACAATAGAAGATTATGGAACAGCAATATCTGTATTAACTAAAGGTGGTTTATCCGCAGAAAAATCACAAACTGCATTAAGGGGGATTTTAAGGTCAGTTTTAAAAGTTCAAGATGAAGCAATTGATACTGCAAAAGAAATGGGATTAGAATGGAATGTTAATGCTTTAAGAGGAGACAATTTTGTAAAAACTTTACAGAAATTAAATGGGGCACAAATAGAATACTTATCCAAATTATCTCCAAACATTAGAGGATTATTAGGATGGGCGGTTGCATTGAGTGATGTTAATGAAGCACTATTAGACCATACAGCAATTTTAAATAGAGCTGGCTTAACACAAAAGAAATTTGAAAAAGCAACAACTACTCTTTCCTTTCAATGGGATAGATTAAAAGCAGCTATTTTTGATTCAAGAGTAGTAATAGGAACAGCATTAGTTCCAGCTATGAAAGATTTAATCAAAGTTTTAATTGATGCTTCCGGGAAAGTAAGCAAATTTGCAGAAGAAAACAAAAAATTATTCGGGTGGATAATAAAAGTAACTGCCGCAATAGGAGGAATGTTAATCCCAATAGGATTTTTATTAATGTCATTTCCAGGTCTTATTTTATTAATTGAAAGATTAGGTTGGGCTTATGCCGCATTAACAACTAAAATAATTATATCAAATGGATTTTTAATGAGTCATAATGCTTTATTATTAGGGGTAATTGGAGTTATAACAATAGCAGTTTATAAAGTTATTGAGTTAGCTGATGCTTGGTGGAAAGCCGCTAAAGCAAATAAAGCCGCACAAGAAGCTCAAGAAAATTATATTAATTCAACTGGAACTGCATTATCCAAAGCTATTGCACAAAATAATAAGTTATTAAGAGAAAGAGCAGATACGTTAACTGATGTCCAAAAGCAAGAAATTAAACAAAATTCAGTTGCAATTATTTCTTTACTTAAATTGATTGAAGCAACAAAACAAGCTGGTGGGGCAACAGAAGAAGAAGAGAAACAAATACATTCTTTAACAATTCGTCTTTTACAATTAAATGGTCAATTAAAAAATGCAATTACAAATAATAAAACATTAGCTGAAGTTCAAGAAGAAGGATTTAAAGTTTCTGAAGAAAATTTGATAAAACAAATTAAAAGGAAAGCTGAATATAGAGAATGGGAAAAAAAATTAACATTAGAATCATTAGAAGGGGTTGCTAAAAGAGTTAAAGCAATTGAATTTGAAAAAAATGCTACATTAAAAGCATTAAAAGAAAAGACAGACATGACTGATTTAGAATATGAAATAATGAGTCAGATAATTATAGATTATTATGCTTTACAAACTGCAAATACTAAAAAAGTGGCTGAAGAAACAGGTGAGTCATTTAAATTTATGGAAAAACTAGCAACTCAGTCAGCTGCTAATATACAAAATGCTTTTTCTAATTTCTTTTTCAAAGCATTTAAAGGTGAATTGCAAAGCGCAAAAGAAGCATTTGCAGAATTTGGTGATGCAGTTCTTCAAATGATGGCAAATTTAGCAGCCGAATGGGTAGCATTACAAATAATGACTGGAATTAAAACAGGATTAGGGATGCTTTTCGGTGGAGGGGTTGCATCTTCATCACCGGGATTAGCTTCAGCTGTATCTTCTGCTGGTTCTGCTTCTAGTTCTCTTTCAGCTTGGGTTCCTCCAACAACTAGCTTTGCAACCGGAACTGATTTTGTACCTTCAACAGGGTTATATCAATTACATAAAGGAGAAGCAGTTGTTCCGACTCAAGAAAATGCACGAAGTGGAGAGACAATAGTTCAACCAATAGTAGTAATACAAGCTTGGGATTCAAGAGATGTATCAAGAAATATGGAAACACTTTCAACAGGATTAGCCCAATCATTAAGAAGTAACTCAAATTTTAGAGAGGCAATAAAAAAATATAGTAGGTAATTAAAATGGCTAATGATTATAATTTATTTGAAAGAGGTTTCCCTTATAAAGTAACTGTTAACTTTGATGTTTTAAAAACAGAATTTGAAAATGGGATTAATCAATATAGAAAGAAAAGGTCTTCTAGTCAAAGAGAATTTGAACTTTCTTTTAATGTTAATACTAAAGCAGAAATGTTAGAAATTAGAGATTACTTTATAGCTAGAGAAGGGATATATGATTCATTTGAATTTACAGAACCTTTAGATAGCGTAACTTATACAGTTAGGTTTAAAGAAAATTCATTTGTTTTTGAAAGAGAAAATATTGGTTCATATAATTGCCAAGTTACTTTAGTGGAGGTTTTATGAGAAGTTTAGATTCTGATTTTGTAAAATCTAAGAATGCTCAAGAGAACCAACCACTGTATCTTTATACTATTTATGATTACGATGGAAGCACTGATTTATTCTTCACAAATTATAATACTAATATAACATTTGATAGTCAAGAATATACTAAATTTCCAATTTCTCATGAATTTATTTCTGAAAATACAAAAGGACAAATTGATACTATTAAAGTAATATTAGGTAATGTGTCAAGATTAATTCAAGCTTATTTAGAAGCAAATGATTTTAGGGGATTAAAAGTAGAGATAAAACAAGTATTTGCTGATTTATTAGATGATGCAGATGCTTATATCAAACATATTTATTATATTGATTCATATACTGCAGACCAACAAAATGTTGAATTTAACTTAACAAGTAAATTTGATGTTTTAGAAGTTGAATTACCAGCAAGAAAATTTTCAAGAAATACTTGCGGTTGGAAATTTAAATCACCTGAATGTGGCTATGTAGGAGCTGAAACAGAATGTTCAAAAGTATTAAGTAGATGCAGAGTTTTAAACAATTCAAGTAGATATGGGGCTTTTCCCAGTATTCCTTCGAGAGCAATTTATACAAGATGATATTATCCGAAAAACAATTAGTTAGTAAATATTTAGGCTGGCAATATCTACATCACGGAAGAGAAGAAGGTAAGGTGGATTGTTGGGGATTAATTTTATTCATTTATAAAGAATGTTTTGATGTAAATGTTTTAGATTTAGAAAATTATGAACGAAATTGGTCTTTGCATGATAAGAATTTATTTATAGATAATTATTATGAAAATTGGGAACCAGTAAAGCAACCTAAATATTTAGATGTTGTTTTATTTAACAATTCAAAAGGAGTTACTTTTCATGCTGGTGTTTATTTATCAAATGGAAAGTTTATTCATGGAACAAAAGTAGGAGTTGTAATTACAAGATTGACAGCTGGTTGGGAAGAAAGAGTAGAAGGATATTATAGATATGAGTGTTAAATTAAAATATATTCCAAATATATTAAAATACAAAGGAAGAAAAGTTGAAGTTATTCCTTTTGATAAAGTAGAAGGGAAAACCATACTGGATTGTGTAAAGATATTGGGGTATCCAACTACAGATATAAAAGCAATTATTAATGGAAAGAAAGTTGATTTAAATTCTAAAGTTAAAAAAGATACAGAAATAATTATAACACGAGAACCTAAGTTTGCTGCAATAGCAGCATTTTTTACGTTAGGTGCATTTTGGGTTGCGGTGGGTACCATTATAGATATAGCCTATGTGGTTTATTCTATCGTATCAGCTATTGTTAATAAACCAAGAACAGGCAGTTTTGGAGGAATGGGTGAGGGATTAGATGAAGGGTCTCCTACTTATGGTTGGGATGGGATAAGAACAATTCAAGATGTTGGAATAGTAGTTCCTGTAATTTATGGTAGACATAGAGTAGGTGGAAATATAATTAATGCTTACATAAGAACAGATGGGGATAAAAATTATTTGAATGTTTTATTAGCTTTATCAGAAGGAGAAATAAATTCAATTGGGACTATTTTAATTAATGATAATCCATCTGCTAATTTTGATGGTATTTCAACAACAACTAAAATGGGAACAAATGACCAAGCAATGATTCCAAATTTTGAAGACGCTCATAATTTATATGATGTAAATACAAACATGACTAAAGATAATGCCCATGTTTATACTACAGTTGATTCAGATGTTGAAGGATTTAATATTTATTTACAATGCCCTAGTGGTTTATATCAACAAAATACTACTGGGGGAATTCAAGAATGGAGTGTAACTTATAAAGTAGAATATAAACTTCATGCAGCTCCTTCATATACTGATTTGGGTTCAACAACAATTACAGCAAAATCAAGAACAACTCTAAGACGAACATATAGGAAAATAGGTTTAACAGCAGGGCAATATGACATTAGAGTAACAAAAACATCTGCTGATTCTTCTTTAGACCCAATAATGCAAGGTGATTTAACTTGGGTTCAACTTGATGAAGTTAAATTGGATGACTTTAGATATCCTAATACGGCGTTATTAGGAATCGAAGCTTTAGCAACAGACCAACTAAGTGGAGGAATGCCAAATTTTACTTCATTAGTAGAAGGAGTAAAAGTAAGTATACCAGATATTAAAACTGTAGGTGGTGCTGCTCAAGATTGGGAAGATTATTATTATGATGACGTAAATTCAAAATGGAAATTATTAGCAGATGATACTGAATTAGCTTGGGATGATGTTACATATGTAACTAAGTGGAGTGCTAATCCTATTTGGTGCATAAAAGATTTATTAATAAATACAAGATATGGTTTAGGCGAATTTATTGATTCAACAGATATTGATGATGCTTTATTTTTAGAAATGGCTAAGTATTGTGAAGAAAAAGTATCAGACGGTGAAGGAGGATACGAAAAAAGATTTCAATTAAATGTAGTATTAGATTCAGCAACAAGAGCTTTAGATGCAATTAATCAATTATGTATGACATTTAGAGGGATGCCTTTTTATTCTGGTGGTAACGTAAAAATAAGAATAGATAAAGATGAAACACCTG